GAAGATATGACACCTTGGAAATCCGACATTACCACACAAACAGAATTTATGATAAGGTCGGAAGACATACTTACAATCACAGATCCAACTCAAGAAGTTATTGCAAAATATCGTGAACTTACTGCCTGATGAGATTTTATACTAACGTTCAAATGGTCGGAGATCATTTTCTCGTTCGTGGTTATGAAGATGGAAAACATTTTGCCACTCGTGAAAAATTTTATCCGACTTTATTTGTTGAATCTAAAAGAAAATCAAAGTATAAAACTCTTGATGGTTTACCAGTTGAACCAGTTGAGCCTGGCACTGTCCGTGATTGTCGTGAGTTTATAAAAAAATATAATGAAGTTGAAAATTTTAATATCTATGGAAATGAAAGATATATCTATCAATACATATCAGAAAAATATCCAGAAGTCGAAGTTAAATTTGACATCGAACAAATCAAATTAACTACAATTGATATTGAGGTTAAATCTGAACTTGGATTCCCTGATGTAGAATCTTGTGCAGAAGAAATACTTTTAATTACTTTACAAGATTATACAACAAAACAAATTCGTACTTGGGGTCTTGGTGGATTTAATAATAAACAAGAGAATGTAATATACAAATCATTTAAAACAGAGTATGAACTTCTTAATGATTTTATCAACTGGTGGATGATTGAAGATAATACACCAGAAGTTATTACTGGTTGGAATAGTAAGTTGTATGATATTCCATATCTCTGTCGTCGTATTGACAGAATACTTGGTGAGAAACTCAAGAAAAGAATGTCACCTTGGGGACTAGTAACAGAAGAAGAAACATTTATCGCAGGTCGTAAACATATTTCATATGACATTGGTGGAGTATCACAGTTAGATTATCTTGATTTGTATAAGAAGTTTACTTACAAAGCACAAGAGTCATATCGTTTGGATTATATTGCAAGTGTTGAACTTGGACAAAAGAAACTTGACCACAGTGAGTTTGACACATTTAAGGACTTCTATACAAAAGGTTGGCAAAAGTTTGTAGAATACAACATCATTGACGTAGAATTAGTTGACCGTCTTGAGGATAAGATGAAGTTGATTGAACTTGCATTAACGATGGCATACGATGCAAAGGTCAACTATGAAGACGTATTCTATCAGGTAAGAATGTGGGACACAATAATTTACAACTATCTCAAGAGAAGAAACATTGTTATACCACCAAAGAATCGTTCAGATAAATCTGATAAGTATGCAGGTGCATATGTCAAAGAACCAATACCTGGCAAATATGATTGGGTAGTATCTTTTGACTTGAATAGTCTATATCCGCATTTGATAATGCAATATAATATTTCTCCAGAGACTTTACTAGATACAAGACATCCATCTGTTACTGTTGATAAAATTCTTGAAGAGGACATAACATTTGAAATGTATAAAGACAATGCTGTCTGTGCAAATGGTGCGATGTATCGAAAGGACGTAAGAGGTTTCTTACCAGAACTAATGGAGAAGATGTATAATGAAAGAGTCATCTACAAAAAGAGGATGATTGATGCGAAAAAAAAGTATGAAAAAACAAAAGCAAAACATCTTGAAAAAGAAATTGCAAGATGTAATAATATTCAGATGGCAAAAAAGATTTCCCTTAACTCTGCTTATGGTGCTATTGGTAATCAATATTTTCGCTATTATAAACTTGCCAACGCAGAAGCTATTACATTATCTGGTCAGGTTTCTATCCGTTGGATAGAAAACCGTATGAACAAGTATCTAAACAAAATTTTAAAAACGGAGAATGAAGATTATGTTATTGCCAGTGATACTGATAGTATCTACCTCAATCTGGGTCCTTTGGTTGAAACTGTATACAAGGGGAGAAAGACGACTAATGAAAGCATTGTGTCGTTCCTTAATAAGATCTGTGAGATGGAACTTGAAAAGTATATTACGAGTTCTTATGAAACGTTGGCGAACTACGTGAATGCTTATGACCAAAAGATGTTTATGAAGCGAGAGAATATCGCAGAACGTGGCATCTGGACAGCAAAGAAAAGATATATCCTAAACGTATGGGATAGTGAAGGTGTGAGATATGAAGAACCCAAACTGAAGATGATGGGTATTGAAGCAGTGAAGTCATCAACTCCTGCACCTTGTCGTTTACTTATTAAAAACGCACTCAAGTTGATGATGAATGGAACAGAAGAAGATGTGATAGATTTTATTGATGAGTCCAGAAAACAATTCAAAAAATTACCACCAGAAGAGATTGCCTTTCCTCGCACTGCATCAAATGTACAAAAGTACAAAGCATATTCTACAATATATGAAAAGGGAACTCCTATACATATACGGGGTGCACTATTGTTTAATCACTATGTAAAGAAGAATAAGTTAGACAATAAATATTCACTCATCAGTAATGGAGAGAAAGTCAAATTTCTTTACCTACAAAAACCAAATATTATTCAAGAGAATGTAATATCATTCATTCAAGACTTTCCTAGAGAACTTGGACTTGAGAAGTATGTTGATTACGATTTACAATTCGATAAAAGTTTTGTCGAACCACTCAAAGCAATCCTCGATGCAATCGGGTGGAATGTTGAAAAAACTGTAAACTTAGAACTATTTTTTTCCTAATGGAATTACCTATTAATGATCAAGATTTAGATACAATTGTGAATGCTCTTGCACTTGGAGGGGACGCACGATTATATCATCTTTTGAAAGAAGTTAAAAGTGTCAGAGATAATAATCCTGACGGACCTTATAAAAAGATACTAAGAGACAAAGGAATAACTATTTGACCTTGACGAATTGAAATAAAAATAGTATAATAAAAATAAAATGGATTGTTGGCACTGTGGCACTGAACTCATCTGGGGTGGAGACCACGATTTAGAAGAAGAGTTCTATGGCGAAGACCATGCATATGACTTCGTAACAAATGTATCTTGTCCAAAGTGTCAAGCCTATGTTGAAGTACATCATCGTAAAGAGGGTAAAGAATGGATTTCTTGAAAGAAATTGTAAAAGAGATTGGTGACGATTTTACCAAAGTAGCACAAGATATAGATGAAACAGAAAGATTCATTGATACAGGAAGTCATATCTTCAATTCGCTTGTTAGCGGTTCCATTTATGGTGGTGTTTCTAGTAATAAGATTACTGCCATCGCTGGTGAAAGTTCTACTGGAAAGACTTATTTTTCCTTGGCTGTTGTCAAAAACTTTCTGGATACTAACCCTGATGGTTACTGCCTTTATTTTGACACCGAGGCTGCTGTCAACAAAGGACTACTTAAGTCTCGTGGGGTTGACCTACCACGCACAGTTGTTGTAAATGTTGTTACAATTGAAGAGTTTAGAGGTAAGGCACTTAAAGCAGTAGATATATACTTAAAGACAGATGAAGAGAATCGCAAACCTTGTATGTTTGTATTAGATTCTTTAGGTATGCTTTCCACAGAGAAAGAAATTACGGATGCCCTAAATGATAAACAAGTTAGAGATATGACCAAATCTCAACTTGTTAAGGGAGCATTCAGAATGCTTACACTTAAACTTGGTCAAGCAAACATTCCACTTATAGTTACCAATCACACTTATGACGTTATCGGATCTTACGTCCCAACTAAAGAAATGGGAGGAGGCAGCGGTCTCAAGTATGCTGCATCTACAATCATCTATCTTACCAAGAAGAAAGAAAAAGACGGAAAAGATGTCATTGGAAATATTATCAAGGCAAAGACTCATAAATCACGTTTAAGTAAAGAAAATAAAGAAGTTGAAATTAGATTGTATTATGATGACAGAGGACTTGACAAATACTATGGTCTCTTAGACTTGGGAGAGAAAGGTGGTCTCTGGAAAAATGTTGCGGGTAGATATGAAATGGACGGTAAAAAAGTGTATGCTAAAGAAATATATAAGAATCCAGACAAATATTTTACAGATGATATAATGAAAAAGTTAGATAATATTGCAAAAGAAGAATATTCATATGGAACGAATTGAAACCACTATTCTTCGTAATCTGATTTTTGATGAGGAATACTCTAGAAAAGTAATTCCATTCATCGAACCAGATTATTTTGAGAATAAAACTGAAAAGATAATATTTCAAGAGGCAATACAATTTATTGTCAAGTATGATGCTGCAATTACAGTTGAAGCATTGAATATTGAGATCGAGAATCGTACTGACTTAACAGAAACAGAAATAAAAGAAGCAAGAGAAGTTACAAAAATATTTGATGATGCACCAATAGATAAACAATGGCTACTTGATTCAACTGAGAAATGGTGTCGTGATCGTGCTATATATTTGGCACTCATGGAATCAATCGCACTTGCAGATGGACAAGATGACAAAAAAGGAAGGGATGCTATTCCTAGCATTCTGTCTGACGCTTTGGCTGTTTCTTTCGATAATCATGTAGGTCACGATTACTTAGAGGACTATGAAGAAAGATTTGAATCCTACCACAGGAAAGAAAGTAGAATAAAATTCGACCTTGAACTCTTTAATAAAATTACAAAGGGAGGTCTCCCAAACAAAACACTTAATATTGCACTTGCGGGTACTGGTGTTGGTAAGTCTCTTTTTATGTGCCACCACGCTAGTTCTGTCCTTCTAGAAGGTAAAAATGTTTTATACATTACTCTTGAAATGGCAGAAGAAAAGATTGCAGAAAGAATTGATGCAAACTTATTGAATGTAAATATACAGAATATAACTGAACTTCCCAAACCTATGTTTGAAAGTAAGGTAAATAATATTACAAGGAAAACTCAAGGAACTCTTATAATTAAAGAGTATCCCACCGCAGCTGCACATTCAGGTCATTTTAAATCATTACTCAATGAACTTGCATTGAAAAAATCATTTGTACCTGATATAATATTCATAGATTACTTAAATATATGTGCATCGTCACGTTATCGTACAAACAACAATGTCAACTCGTATTCCTATATTAAGGCGATTGCTGAAGAGCTCCGTGGTCTTGCAGTTGAGGCTAATGTACCTATCGTCTCCGCTACTCAGACGACTCGTTCTGGCTATGGTAGTAGTGATGTTGATCTTACTGATACAAGTGAATCCTTTGGTCTCCCAGCCACTGCTGATCTTATGTTTGCTCTTATATCTACTGAGGAATTGGAAGCGTTAAATCAGATTATGGTTAAACAGTTAAAGAATAGATACAATGATCCTACTATCTTTAAAAGGTTTGTTGTAGGAGTTGATCGTGCAAAGATGAGATTATATGATTGTGAGCAACAGGCACAAGACGATATACTTGACAACAAAAAAGACGAAGAGTATAATGATGAAGAGAAGAAACCGTTTAAAAAATCTTTCGCAGAATTTAAATTTTAATGACAAAACAAATTGACTTTGATAAGTACGCTCTATTCGTGGATGGTGTCACATCCGATTCCAGTAAAGATTATCAATGCTTTATTGAAAGTATTAGTTCCCTTGACGGAAAAGGTGCCAATATTCACAGGCTTCTTACTGCTGCTGTTGGCATTAGTGCTGAAGGTGGTGAGTTTATGGAGATCGTCAAGAAGATGGTTTTCCAAGGTAAACCTTGGGACGAGCATAATCGAAAGCATCTTATTATTGAGTTGGGTGACGTTATGTGGTATGTGATGCAAGCATGCAAAGCATTAGATGTTTCAATCGAAGAAGTTGTAGCAGGGAATGTAGATAAATTAAAGAAGAGATATCCTGGTGGAGAGTTCAATGTCTACCAATCAGAAAACCGTAAGGAGGGAGACCTATGAGGGAACAATTAATTAAAGCTTTACTTGCTCATGCACAAGGTGATATTGCTAAACATAAAGCAAATATTGAAGTATATCTTGCGAATCCTGTGGGTATAGGAGAGCACTCAAATATTGTAGAAGCAATCGAAGGAGAACTAGATATGATTGCCAAGTATCAAGATCAGATTGACATA